ACGACATCACCTTGGTAGGGCACCCTGACGTGTGGGGTTTCACGGGCGAGAACGAGATCCTTGTCATAGACTTCAAGACCACCTCTGAGTCACCCAAGGCACGGATGAACAAGATCTACGCCCATGAGGTGCAGCTCAAGAGGTATGCGTCCATCCTGTACACCCTGATGCAACAAGGGCACTTCGGAACCCCGATTCCCAACCCAATTGTGGGCTACCAGTATATCGTGGTAAGCTATAAAGGTCATTGCGAAGTAGGGGGGTTAAATTTCCTTAATCAAAAAATTGTGGACCACGTCCTTTCTCACGCATTTACGATCGCCAGGGAAATAGGTTCCGACTCACCCGTAGAAAACTACGGCCCCCTGTGTGGATGGTGTGAGTTCTGGCCCATCTGTGAGTCGGCCTTGACAGGTGGAGACCCCAATGATATAATCGACACAGATTTTTTGGTGAAGGAAGCAGTACATGTATAAAATGCTCGGCTATGGAGCGGGAGGCTCCGGAAAGACAACACTAGGAGTCAGTGCATTCTGGGACTTCGACAACTATGAGATGCTTGACAAGGGGATCTGGATTAGACTGGGTCAGGAGCGCAATGACTCTCTCCGTGTACCGGATGAGTATGTGCAACGATTTGCGGTGGATCCAACCAAGCCAATGAACTTTGTCGGAGAGCTGAGAGAATACCTCAAGGCTCTGCAGGTGGCAGGCTCCAAGGGTCAGGGACCCAACTGGCTGGTGTTTGATGGTCTCACCGAGCTAGCCTACGCAGCCTCGTTCGCCTACAATCTAGCTCCTTTAGATCCTGGAGATCGCTGGGGAGAATGGCGATTCCAGAAGGAGACAGTCGGACAGATATTCCAGCTGCTTGATGCCGACGCACTCAACTGCAACATCTTTGCTACGGCTAGGATAGGGGAGTTTAGGAAGGGCATACAGAACAAGCAGTCGGGCGCGGTCCAAGGCCGTGACCCCGAGTGGCTGTCCGAACAGAAGTACTTCCCTCAGATGGATGGGTGGGCACGACACAACTTGATATCATACTTCGAGTACGTGTTCTACCTAGAGGAAGAAGCGGCACCAAAGAAAGGAGGTATGCCGATACACAGATGCCACCTCATTACGAATGGGGACTTCAAGGTCAAGAACAATGACAGTCATCGGTGGGCAGCTAAGAAGCTACCAATATGGGTGGACAACCCACGCATGAGTGACATCGTTTCGATACTTGAAAAAGCAGGGGAACAAACAGTGCCAGATAAAGAAAAGGAGAAAGTCTAATGACTACCCAACCCAACACGAGATCAGTAGTAGACATAGTCAAGGAGCTGGAGCAGGAGTACGGATACACGGACAACGTACCCCAGGGCAACCAGCACATCACCTTCACCGACCGCACAGGTGTGGTGGAGGACTCTTACCCGCCCCGTCTCCGCTTCTCCATGCAGGTGGCATGCGGACCAGACAAGGGCCGGTACATCTCGGACTACTCCAGCTACTTCGCATCGCTGGAGTCCAACTCAGAAAAATCCATCGAGGACAGGCGTGTCACCACCAAGAACATCTTCATCCGGAAGCTTGGTGACCTGGTGAAGTCTGTCGAAGATCCCAGTAGTCTGGTTGATGCCTGGCGGACGATGCCCACGACCAATTTGGAAGGCGACAACAAGACCATAGTAGATTCTGAGGCTGCTATGTCGGACATTGCCAATGCTCTTGAGGACCAGGATGTCCATGTATTCGTGGTCGTCAACGAGCGCGGCACCAATGTCCGGTACCTGAAGCAAGGTGACCACCGTGCAACCTGCACTTGCATGGTGTCTGACCGGGCCAACCCCTTCGGGGCGTAGCTCGGCACCTCCTTCTCAACCCGCTGGCAGACCGGGTAAAGTCTGCCACTCTTAGTCATGGAAGGGTTACATGAGAAAGCTGATGCAGTTGGTGGGAACGGTTGGAGTGATTCATGCAGGAGAGGACATCTTCTTAATGTCCCTTGGGAGGTGGCTCCCTGTACCTGTATGGTTACTGTACGTGATAGGTATCACAATTTCAACAACTCTACTAACCTTTATCGTCCGGCGCCTTACTGCAGAGACAGGGAGATAAGATGATGCCAATAACAGCAAAGATGACAGTGTACCTGGACATGGTCAGCATCACTGGGGAGGAGTACCGGAAAGAGATCCCCAACGTGGTCCACTTCAACGAAGGTCGCAAGATCATACAGGTCACTGCTGCTGATGATCCAGACAACAGAGCATCCCGTTACCATGTGTACGGGTTTGATATCTGTACCATCCTGGCGTATGAGATTGATTGTATTCCAGATGGCGACGGTGCGCCGATACCTGACAATGACTGGTGGGGTATGGATCATTCAGGTATACCAGCACCTTCAGATCCAATGGACAGTCTCATGGAGGAAGAAGACAATGACAACGATGAAAATAGATGACCCGGTAAAGAGTGCCGTCTGGGAGAGGTATGCTCCTCGTACTAAGGAAGGGGAGATTGATCCCGGCACTCTGTTCGTGGGTCCGCTGATCAATGGCATGTCAGAGTTTATGCCTGAGCTTGCCGATCTGGTCTTGAGGGCCAGGGATGCGGAGCATAATAAAAATAGCTTGAGGGTACGCATCAAGCATTTCATACAGGACATAGTTGACGTAAGGACTGGCACTCGGTCTGGGTCAGCGGGTGGTGACATAGCTGGGACTGGCTTTGCTGCACTGGTATTCCAGAGGAAGGGGGCCAACCCTGTCCAACTGACTAGACGCACAGTACTTGAAGAGGAGCCAGGTGCACTCATCAACAGCATCGAGGTAGTGACTGACCCTAAGGGCAATGACATTATAGTTGCTGCGGTGAGGACGCCCGGCCCCCTCAAGGAAGTGATCCCTGAGATCCGAGAGGATCTACGTCATGGTCTCCACTACCTGATGGAGGGAGACAGGTTCAAGGCACAGTTTTCATCTCGTGGTCGCGTCCGCAACCTGGAGTACAGCCTACGTCCATTAGGTGAAGGCAGCAGTCTAGTAAGCGCACCCGTCGCAGCTCTCCAGACTGAAGTGTTCTAATGAATTTTCCTGACTGCCCACTAAAGGACCTGCAGGATGAGGGTGCGGGCCCTGTCCCTGGTGACGGACCCATACCTGCTACCATAATGATCGTAGGTGAGGCGCCTGGTGCTGCCGAGGCAGTCAAGGGACGCCCCTTTGTTGGTCGGTCGGGCATAAGACTGGAAGCTTTCCTGGGTATAGCTGGTATCAAAAGGGAGGACGTGTACATCACCAACGTAGAGAAGTACCGTCCACCTGGTAACAGGAACCCGTACGCTGCTGAGGTCAAGGCCTGTACCTCCTACTTAGAGTGGGAGATAGAGCAGGTCAACCCCTCTCTCATCCTGGCCATGGGTGCGATAGCAGTCAAGTGGTTCCTGGGATCCAGTGTCACACTCAAGAAGGACCATGGATACCCCTACACGTGGGAGGGCAGAGAGGTGGTCCCGTTGTACCATCCCGCTGCCACCCTACACAATCATAACCTCCTGCCTGTGCTGACAGGTGACTTCCAGCGCCTGCACAGCATAGTCAGGGGGAAACTCCCCGAACCAGATGTCAATGAGTACAGTCTTGGGGAGTCGGGAATTGACGTGGCCCCAGGTGCCTACTCCGCAGGGATCATAGGCTTTGACCTGGAGACCACTGCCCCCACTAGAGGTAGGTTCTTCGCTGCTGATGAGGCAGAGATCGTGGGATACTCGGTGTCTAGTGCACCACACAAGGCTACCTATGTCCCTAGCACTCCCAGTGACCTATGGGATGTGCTTGAGGACCCCGCCATCACTAAGGTCTGCCACAATGCAGCCTTCGAGTACATGAAACTGGGGCAGATGGGCATCACACTGACCAACTTCCAAGACACCAAGCTAGCTGCTCAAGTACTAGGGTATCCGTCAACACACCTCAAGACACTGACCAGGCAGATCCTTGGTGAGGACCCCATCACGTACGAGCAAGCTACAACCAATGGTCCACTGTCGGAGCAGTCTCCCGAGGACATCAAGGACTACGCAGCCGGTGATGCTGACCACACACTGCGTATCTGGGAACACGAGAGGCGTCAGCTAGAGGGGTACAACCTGTGGCATGTGTACAATGATATAGAGCTGCCGCTTGTGCCTGTTGTGTCGGAAATGGAACGGTACGGAGTGTTGGTGGATGAGTACGCCGCATTCAAGGTACATAGCCATTGCGTAGACCAGCGGGGCAAGTCGGCAGCTGCCCTCCATAAGCTCATCAATGTAGATAACCCTGCAAGTCCAGAGCAGCTAGCCCGCGCCCTAGAGAAGATGGGTGCTCCACTAGAGGAACGCACACCTACCAAGGGGGTCTTTGTAACAGACGACGATGCGTTAAATCAAATTAAAAGCTGGAACCCGGAGCTTATAGATGGGATACTTGAGTACAGGAGGTGGGGGAAACTGGGGTCGTATGCCAACAACTTCATCGTCCTCCGAGGTGAAGATGGACGACTACATCCCACAATACATCAGGCTGGAGGATTTGAGGAAGGCGGTGGGGGTGATAATCTTGGACCTTCAACAGGTCGCCTTGCGTACGGAGGACCCAACCTTCAAAACGTACCTCACCGTGGAGATCCAGAGATGGTTAAAGCTATTCGAGACTGCCTTGTTGCCTCTCCAGGAATGACACTGCTGGC